GATTTCTATCTATTGCTTCAAAGCCTTTTACACCTGATGGATCACCTGTGAAATGTAGTTTGTCAGATTGTTTTACTTCTAACATCAAAGGCATATCACTTCCAGTAATTTCATACTGCTCTGCGTTTGCTGTGACCGTCAATGTGATTGCACTTAACAATGCAACCATACTTAACAGTGCTATGTTTTTCACTCTCATTTTTTTTGTTTCACCTCCTATTGTTTTTTGTTATTCGTTGGTTTTCTAACCTTCTTACGAGATAACTGTAATCTTTCAATTTCCCTTATAGCTTTCAATAAACAAACTCTCAAAGCTAAAGGATCATGTTTTGAAATTTCTCTTTCACATATTTTGCAATTTGTTTCTACCATTTCATTACTCCATTAGAAAAAAGGAAAGGAATATCAAGTTCCATCTGAATCCACAACTCCACGAACATCTGATTCAAAGACTGCTTCGTTTTGGGCGTGCATTGGACTATCATCCATCTTTGCTACTCTTTTACCTTTAGTTCCTTTTCTTAACCAAATTCTATACGTTGAAGTATGAGCTACGATGTTTCCACCGACAGGTCGAATTGGATTTCCAAAGGGATCTGGATTAGATAATACTTGATTTGTCACAACAACAGCAATGTTATACACTTCTGCTATTCGTGATACTTTATGTAGAAACTTTCCTAACTCTGCTTGTCTTGGAGCAAGTTGTCCACGACCTAGATATTCTGATCTAAAGTGAGTTGTTAATGAATCAACAATCACAAGAACAATTCTTGGATCTCCATCTTTCTTATCTTCAGATTCCAGTTTGAGTTGTTGTGCCATCTGTTCTAAAACTAATTCCTGATGAGATGCACTAGAAGCTCTTGCGACAGTTATTCTGTCCAAAAACTTTACTAAATCCATTTGATTTTCTGGAATAGCTTTTTCACCTTTCTTGCGTTTTTTGATAGGTATCAATTCGTTCTCACAAACAATGTCTGCGATACGTTCTGGTCTAAACGTGTTTTCTGTATCTATCCATACAACTTCTCCATTCAAACCACCTTGATCTTCAGGTAATTGACATCTTACAGCAAGACTATGACAAATCTGTGTTTTTCCACAACCATAAACTCCATAGAACTCTGTGACAGCTTGTGGTTCTATTCCACCACCTAACAAATTGTCAAGTGCTGATGACCCTGTTTTCAATCTTTTAGAATTTATTTTTGTGTCTCTGTATTCTTTGAGTTCACTTGCCTTCATGAATGAATTTCTAATAGCACCACTCGCTTCTAAAAATTCTCTTGCTTTTCTAACCATCTTTTCTGTCATAGCAACTTCCATTCCAGTTAGTTCTGCCAAAGGCATTGGACCAGCAGTGACAATATCCATAGCAGTATGAATACCAGCTTCGTTCAATCTATTCTTACGAACAGTTCCAACTCCATCTAGTTTTGCTATGTCAAATTCTTCGATTTCAAGTTCCTGTTTTTTAATTTCGTCAACTTCTTCAGGATCTTTTGTTTCTTTCGTTGTCAGCATTTCTCTAAGTAGTTTTTTCTTAACCTCATCTTCTGATTCTACTTCAGTTTCAGTGAGTTCGGTTTCAGTTGTTTCTACTTCTGTATTTTCCGTCATTGGTTCTTTATCTTCTTTCTTTGATTTAACCGTTGCTTTCTTTTTTGTTTCTTTCTTTTTTGTTTCTTTTACCATTTTAACATCTCCATAAAAAAGGGAAGGATAGTGTGGTTCATCTACTCCACACGATTGCAAAGCTTTTCAAAAGTCCTTCCCAAGCGATTAGTCTTTCTTTTGGTTCAGGTGTCAATCCATTGTTTGCATAGAAACTATCCAATATATCATTGGCTAATTTCCCTGCTGTATCATGGAAAGCTTTTACTTCTGTGAATCTTGCTTCGTTAGATCTCTGTGGAGATCCTGATGAATTTGAAGCATTATTCGTTTTCTTTGGAGCATTGAAATCGGTGACTTCTAAATCAAGTTCCCTTTGTATTGCATTGATTCTTTGTTTTGCTGTTGCACGTTCAGAATCACTAGCACTACTTTCTTTCTTTAGTTTTGCCCATTCCGTCTTCAATTCAGAAAACTTAGCTTTTTTTGCTGGATCGTAGTTTTTTTCTGTTTCACTCATTTCTTTTTCCTCATTTGTTTCTCAACTTCATTCAACTTTTTCTTGAAAAATCCAAGTTGCTTGAGTTGATCTTCAATGATCCCACCCATTGTTCTTTCTTCATTCGGCATACTTGCCATCATCTTCAGAACTCTGTGATAGGAATCACCTATTAACACTGGTTGAGACATTAACTATTAATGAATTAATTAATTAATAAACGTATAGCGTTGTTATTGTTTTCTGCTTGATTTTTCTTGTTTCTTTTCTATTTCTTGTAGTTTTATCATAGCCATCTGGTGTTGTTGTTGTATCATTTGATTCTCTTTTACCAATAACTCGACAAGATTCAATTCTAATTGATCTGCTTTTTGTCGTAAATATGCAATATCTTTCAAAATGGTGTTAACATTAGTTCCCTGATTTTGTTGTTCTGCTGACATATTTCACTTAGTATGTTTTTCCTATTATACTTTCCTGATATTATTATGTTTCATCTGTTTTAACAGGTTCTTCTATTTCTACATATTCGTCATCTTCTGGTTCTTCATCTTCAACTACATCATCTCTAGGAAAATTTGGGTTTTGTGGAGCTGGATCATTTACTTCTTCAGACATATCTAACAACATCACATCTTTCTAATAAACCTATGACCATACAGGGAATTTGTATGAACCACCATCAACCATAATTTTAACCCAACCAGTAGGATATAACATTCCTTGCCAATAATTAGAACTGATATATGAACTTGGTGAAGTGTATGTTCCATTTCTTATGTCTATTACCTTGTAAATTTTAATTCTGTCATCTTCTATTCTAAATCTTGTTCCATCATTATATAATGTCATACCACCTGATGATCCAATTTTATAATCAAATGTATCACTAGTTGAAGTAATCTTGAAATCTAAACCACCTGAATCTGTATTTGTATATGCAATTTGTGTTCCACCATATTGAAAACTGATTGGTTCATACATTCTAATATAATCTGTTTCAACTGTCATTCTTGTTGTTCCGTTTGTTTGGAAATAATGTTCATCACTAGAAGAATGTGTATCATAAATTAAACCAGAACTTGAATTAGAAATTTCTCCACCTTGAGTTGAGCTTGTTCCAAATTCTATTTGACCAGCATTTGAAATATAATATCCACCCATATCCAAAGTTTGTGTAGCAGTATGATTTCCTAAGTTATCAGAACCACCACTACTAATTGTTTGCCATGTCATATCTCCTCTAAGATATTTTGATGAACTTGGACTACTACCTAAAGAATCAGCAGTTATACCATTAGAATCAATAGTTGCTTTCAAAGAACCATTAACATAAAATTTATGTGATTTACTTGATGGAACATTATATCTTATTCCTGTTGGAGAAGTTCCACCATCAGCTTCAATACCATACGAACTGTTAGGTAATACATCGCTTGAACTAGCTGATGTTGCAAACAAAAGTTGATCTACATCTTTGATATTGTATGTATTCATATCTAAATGAGATTCAATTCCAACTGTGCTTGATTGTGAATCCCATGCACCTTTAATGGATTTATCAGCCATGTCTAACTGTGCTGTTGCTGGATTTTGCATTCCACTTCCACCACCACTAGAACCTGAAGTTTGAGAAATTACTGTCCATGAACCTGAACTAGAATTTGCAATAGGATAGTTTTCTGACCATTGAAGAAATATTTTCTCATCTTTTGCAACATCTGTATCTGATGATATGTTTATGTTTCCAGCAGTTTTCAATCTTAAAGTATATGATGTTGTATTTGAATCTCCACCAGCTTTGTAGAATGGTTCTAAAATTAAGATTTGACCATCATGTTGTGCTTGTCTAATCCATTTAATTTCAATTATGTTAGATGTAGATTCATCTCCTTTTGCTTTTACAATTATGTATGGATTGAAAGCAAATATTGAATCATATATAGTGCTACCATTAAAGGTTTCATTATTTGATCTTACTTGAACTTCTCTAGTTAATGATACTGCACCTGTCAATGTATTTGCAAATCCAACACCAGAATCACCACTATCTGTTGCAGAACTATCAACTCCTATACCTTCTACTGAATTATAGAAAGTTGTGTATTGTTCTTCTTTTAGATTCTCAACCTGTTTTTCAAGATTGTAAATCTTATCGTATATGTTTTCACCAATTTCATCCCATGCCATTTAGATCACGAATTTCCTTGTTCCAGTTATAACCATTCTGTAAGAGTTTGCATCTAAAATATGTTTTACTTCTTGAACACCAATATCAAAATATGGAACACCACCATCTGTTGTTGTTGATGGAACTTTTGTTCCCTTTATTCTAACTTTATCTCCAACTCTAACTCTTACATCTCCAAAACAGGTGACAGTATAATCTTGTGGAAAGAATTTCAATCTCTCTCTTCTTCCTTGAGCTATTCTTTTTGCAGTAAGATAATCGTATGCTTGAGCTGATTCTTCTACTGCTGACGTTCTTGCTCCTGATTCTGGAGTTGTTCCTTCTAATGATGAAACATACAAATCTTTTTCAAACTTGAACTCATCTATTGTGTATCTAACTTTGTCAATATCATAAAGTGATTCATCTTGTGTTTGTGCAACTGTGACAGCAGTTCCTACAATTCCAAGAAATGGTCTTAGCCACCAAGATGTTGTTGCTCCAGTTCCAGAAGTCATTGCATCTTTTGCTAATGCTAATTGCCAACCTGTGTATTGACCAAATTCTGATTTAGCATAAGAATGATCCCATTGTATTCCAACAGCTTTTATGAATCTCCAATCAAAAGCAATTCCAGTATATTCTCTTTCTGGAAGATACCAATCATCTCCAACCAAATCATATCCCATGAATAAAGATTGCTCATCTAATCTGTTGAAGTGTCTTTTCATTCCTTGACCTAATGGTATTCTAACAAATTGCCAACCACCATTTCTTCGTAATTCAAATTTTGCAAACATTATTCTATCAAACATATCCATAAACCAAATTGTATGTTTTGTATTATGAAATCCACTAGGAGTTAATGAAAGAGTTCCATTTTGTAGTTTATCATACAATACTTCTAATTTTATTTTGAAACTAACACCTGTTATAACTCCTAGATCTTCACTATCTGTTCCATGATTCCAACCTTTCTGTCCCTTAGAATTATAATCTAAATTATTTCTATTCAACCAACTCTTTACTACATTAGTTCCACCATAAACACTTCCCACATCTGAATTTGTTGCACTAGAATCTGCAACTCTTGGATATGGAAACATCATATACCACCATGCTCCTCTACTGTTTTTGTTTTCACCTCTACCATTTAATATTCTCCAATCAAAAGTCCATTGTGATGCACTATTAACTCCCTTTGTTGCTCCTTCAACTGTTTGAATATCTTTTACTAAATGTAATGGAGCAGTTCCATCTGCACTACCATAACCTGATGTTCCATGATCTTGAATACTGAATGCTTTTTTATTTGCTAAGTCTGTGTTAACATTTCTTGCAGTAGAAGTGTTTGAACCAGTTCCCCAATTACTGTTTGCTGTATTCCATTTTAGAAGTTCTCCTGTATCAAGATTTACAACTACATCATTATTCTGTGGAGCATTACTGAATCTCCAAACAGGAGTTCCTTGACCTGTTAATCCAACTGTAAGTGCATTTGGATCTGGATATCTATCATACTGTGCAATCTTGTTTGCATTTCCTGAAAAATCTCCTGAAGGAGATGTTCCAACTAAAATTCTTTGACCATGAAACAATTCTTTTCCAGTTGGAGGAGTGTTTGAAATTCTTGTCACCCACTTTATACTCAAGTGTTGAAATTCATTGTTAAAGTTTCTATCATAATTTCCTCTTACTATATTCCAATCTGGAGCAAAACCAACATAACCATCACCTGCTCCACTTGAACTTTCAAACAATGATTTATCAGGACTTGGATTTGCTAGACTTCTAATCTGATCTTTTCTATCCTTCAACCAAGGGTTCAAATCATCAGCAGTTGTAGTCACATCTTCTTGCCAATAACTACTGAATAGATTTGGTTGTTTAGGATTTGATGCACTACTAGATTGAATACACTTGTAAAATTTATCTTGACCACTTACTTCAAATTTAACATAACTTTCGTTTGCTGTATAAGTTCCTGATTGAACCCAATCAGGTCTTCTTCTTGCGTGTTCAAATTCACTTCTAAATCTACAATGATTCATTGGTAATGTTCCCTGACCTCTTGCTCCTTTTACTATAACAAGATTCTTGAATCTCTGATTATCAGTTCTCCAAACTTTATCTTTCTGTTCTCCACCACCAATATCTATTGGAGATATTGTGACAAGACCATCTGCTGAATTATGATGTCCATATTTTTTTGCAAATATATCAAAAGTGTTAGCCCAAGTTGAATTTGGATTCGTGTCCCAAAAATAATCAGTCATAACACCACCAGAAACACCAGCTTCTGATAATGTTTTGATTATCTTATTCATTTGATCCATGACGGTTCTAGGACTGCTTGAAACCCAACCTTGTTTTATGTCATGTTGATCTGGAAGATCAATATTAGAATCTGTATATGTGGCAGTTATTGTTTGATTAACACCCTCTACACTTCCAAAACTAGGAGTGTCCATGTAATTTCTTATTCTTTGTATGAATGCTTGTTTTGGAGTTTTGAAAAATAATTGTTCTGAATCTAAAGTTTCTTTGAAGATATATTCTAAACCACGACCTGTTATGACTAAAACCTCTCCATTTGCTTGATCTTCTCTTAATGTCGCATCACTTATTTCAAAACGAAATAACTTTCCATCTTTTGAACCTTGACTTATCTGTGCTTGAATTAGATATTTGTATTTTGCAAGTTCATCAATTAGAATTGGACCATTTCTGATAAAAGTTCCTTGTGGATCTGTTCTAAGTGTTAACGTGCAAGTATCAGTTCTATCAACACTAGAGTTTACTAACTCCATTGAGATTAACCAATTTGTCAAATCTCCATTTGAAACAGCACCGATTGAAGGACCAGTTATTGGATTACCTGAATACTTGTTAATCAGTTTTACAACTTTTGTATAGTTATCTCTAGCCATTAGATATTACCTGATTCATCTGCTATGTGTCTTCCACCAAAAGCAAGAGTTATTCTAAAAGCGTATCTTGTTTTCTCTTGACCTGAATATCCTATTGTCATGTCTTTAATCATAAGTCCTCTACCAATAGCACCTGAACCATCGTAATTATCTTTTCTTGGATCTATTTGATAATGAGTTGCATTTCCTATTCTAATTCCAAATCTACCATGAACTAAGTTTGTTGTAGTCTGTTGTAATATTCTGAAATGTTTTAACTTTGTAATATCTGTTGATTCTTTTCTTATTATTCCCTGTATTGTTATTGATCTTGTTGCAAGTCCATCATCACGAATGAATATCTGTCTATTACCTTCTGAATTTACTGAAACCTGTTCATTAATTCTATTTCCATAAGTTTCTTGAACTGCTTCCAATATATTATCTGGAGCATCATATTCTAAACATTGTTGATTAGCTATGCTTTTTGAAGAATCTGCTGATATTAGACTAGCAACACTTGTTGTCAAAGTGCTATCGCTTCTCCAAAATAAAACTGCGTTTGCCATGATTATAATCCCTGAAACTGTGGTCTATCTGTGAGATGAGCATAACTCTTATCTCTCGTATTGCTACCACTAGTTCCAATTCCTTGTGAGACTGCTTCTGCACCAAATCCAAAGAAAACTTCTCCTCTATTAACTTGGTTAACGAACTCTAAATCAAAATATTCTTTCACCTGATCTGTCACTAATTTTCTAACATCAAATAATCCACCATCACCAAATTGTGCGACAACCATACTATATACTGTTGTTGCTACTGTTATTGCCATCATTACAGGAAAGAATTTTCCAGCTACACCCATTAACATATTTTGCATTGAACCTAATGGATTCTTTATTATTCCAAGTCCTTTCCCTGCCATACCCAATCCAGCTTGAGCTTGAGCTCTAATGCCTGCCATTTGAGCTTGTATTGATCTTAATTGCATACCTTGTAATTCATTTTCTGTTTGATTTTCTATTGATCTGTAAGTATTTGCTTGTCTTTCTTGTTCAGCTAATTCTCTTTCAGCTTTCAATCTTTCTATATCTTCTACCATTTGTTTCCATTTGTTTCCTCTAGAAATATCACGAGCTCCACCACCTGTTAATCCTTCAGCTAAACCTATTGGTTGTTCTGTTTTTCCTTTTGGTAATGTTGCTTGATCTGGATCTCCAAAAGCACCAAAATCCATACTTCCACTTCCAGTTAGATTTTGTGATTTCGTGACTTCTTTTAATTCCTTAGTTGCTTTCTTTAATGCTTTGGTTTCTTTTTTGACACCATGAATTACATCCATAGCTTTCTTGTATGTTCTTTCATTTACTACATTATCTAGATTGATTTCCTCTTCTATAATATCATCATCAGCCATGTTTATTTACACCATACCATTGTTAAAAATCTTTTAGGATAGAAGATCATCTATCCACGCCTTAGTTTCAGCTTTTAGTCTTTCTTTGACTATTCTTCTTTTTTCTTTTATTGTTCCATTGATTAATTTTAATGCTCTAATACCAGATACATAATGACCTTTTGAAAAGAAACTCTTTCCACCCTTCTTCCAATGTAATGATACAGGTTTTGGTTGTGGTATTCTTACCATTTTTGCAGATGATGTATATCCATGTCTTCTTGCTTTCGCTAAAGGAGAACCAGCTTTAGTGCTTGTATTCCAAACCATTTTGAAAGTTTGACCTGTGCTTTTTGGTTCAATCCAATGTTTCTTTGTTCCGTATTCTCTAGCAACCGATACTGGAAAACCTGATTTTGAAATATAATCTGATTTTATGTAAGCTGAAACTCCTCTACCTCTAACAATTACTTTATCTAAATATGTTGCTTCTATTATCTTTGGAGAGTATTTCCACATTTTCATTTTCCATTTTATTGTTTCTACTATTTCTTCATTGATTATTTCAGTTGTTTTCTTGTGAATAAAATCTTCCCATTCAAAACCAAATTTCTCAACTGCTACTTCTCTTGTTTCTAAAAAATCTAACATCTCTTCTATATCATCAACAGTAGCATCTAAAGTCTGTCCCATTATGTTTGCCATTAAATTTCATCTCCATCAGTTTTATCTCTCATCTTTTCATCTGCAAAACCTAAAGCCATAGCACTCAACTTAGTAAATGTATTTCTATCAGAAGCACTTTGTTTGTTGGTTTTTGCAAATGCTAATTCAAACCATCTTATGATATTACCATAATCAATCTCGTTGAGAGATACATCTTGCGACAAAATTAATCTCCTAAGCAGTTCGTTTTATATGAACTATGTCTGTGATAGTTCCTTGAATCTGAACACTTTGAGTTGCATCTGTTCCCATATCAATAGTGAAACCTGATGGTTGACCTTTGAATTTAATCTTAATCATTTTTTCAGATTCATTATCTCCACCAATGGTTGAGTGGTTAGGACCAATCAAAGCTTCTGATGTTGTCACGAATGTCATTAGAACAGGTTCATATCTTTGTAATCTTTCAATCCAATATGATAATGAAGTTCCTTCTGCTGTTTTAGGACTGGTAGCAGATGAATCCCAATCGCTTGAAGCATCATCTATCATATCTGATGTTAGTTTTATTGTTGTTGAAAATGTATGGTTATGACCATTTGGATCCATAAATTTTAGACCTGCATCATCATAATGTGATGTTAGATTAAATGTGAATGTTATGTTTAATGACTGTCTTTCTTTCAAACGATAGAAATCTGCTGGTGTTTCTGGATTTGAAAATTGAATATATCCTTTATACTTTCTAGTTCTTAGCGATGGACTATTCCAATTATAATCAGTCATACACTAGTAATCATTGTTCTTGCTTTAAAAATATATTTTTATGAAGGAACAAGGTATATCGTAGTCACAGCACGTTCCACTTTATCATATTGACCTGTTCTAGATGTTGCTCCAAATACAGCATTGAAGTCTTTATTCACATTCTTTTTTACAAATCTACAAGCAATACTATTTCCTGAATCTCTATATCCATCTATTTCAGTTTCTAATGAACTTGTATTTTCATATTCCATAGTAAATGTTCCTTCATTGAAATTATCAGGGTCAGGATATCTTTTTCTTTCATCATCATAATGCGATGCAATCTGTGGACCAATATCTTCTTTGATAGAAAGTAAAGTGATTACAGTATTGGTTGAACCTCTACCTATCATCATAGTCATTTCAGAACCTAAAACACCACTTCCAGATTTTGATGCTCTATCTACAATTCTAATTGTTATTACAGATTGACTTCCGAATGGTTTTTGCATTGGTTGTCTTGACCATGTTTTTGTTTCTGAATACAGTTTTGCAGTTCCGAAATCTTGTCCTTCTAAAGCTGAAAGTATTGTGTTTTCTATTGTAGTTTGATTTGCTTCTTCTGTATCAAAATCTCTTATGTATCTAACGAAAAGTGTTATTTTAAATCCATCATTTTTTGTTATATCAGTTATACTTTCATCTGAACCTTGTGGTTCTTTTATGATTTCAACGTATGGATAGATTGGAAATTTTTGTCTAGTTGTATAGATTCTTAATGGATATGGGTATGTTTGTGATTCTAAGGTTGTCTTAATATCACTTGCAGTTTTACTTGCCATGATTACACACCTGATAGAATGTTCCGTTGATAGATATTGCTGGGTGGCATCCTTCATCTACCCAACTAGGATATTCTGATTCACTAATAGGTTGATTTCCTAATGTAGATTCAAAAGAATTATTCATGTTAGGAGTATAATCTGAAACAAAAACAAATGAAATTAAACCAACTATGATAATTGCTGGAACTATCCAAAACTTATTCATTATGAAGTCACCGTAAAATTTCTTATGACATGATTAACTTTATCGTGTGCTACTATCTCATAAGAACCAACTGCATCTGTTGTGGCAGTTGCAAATGTGACACCACTAAAATCTCCATTATCATCTGTTAGAACTACTGCTGGAGATGTTGTTTGTGCTACTCCATTTCCATTCTTATCTACAATTTTAATTGATATTTCACCTCTTGGTTTGAAGTCTTTTCCAGTCATAGTTATTGTAGAACCAGCACTACCATTCGTAGGACTTATTGTAATTGTTGGATCTCTTCTAAATCCATGACCTTCATTCCATCCAAAAGTTTCTAAGATATATTTCTCTAGTTGTTGATTTGCTTCCATCCATAATGCGTTTTCTTCTGTTGTTTTCAATCTGAATTTACCTTCTACAAGATCTGATGCTACCACTTTCAAACTAAAAGTTAAAGCTGGTCTTGTTGAACTAGTTAATGGAAGTGATATAGAATAACCATATTCATCTGTTTTTCCGAATCTTTCTAATAATATACGATCTATGTAAGCATCTACTTCATCTATGTAAATATTAAGTTCATCATCTATTGAAGAATCAGAAGCTGGTATTCTAAGTTTTTCTTTTACCATTGATAAACTTGCATAGTGTGACATATTATACTATCACTCTTGCTTGTTTAAAAATATAAAAAAAGGGAAACATGGTTTTATCCATGAGTTTTCTAAGCCTATAAGTGAGATATACGACAGGTTGCTTCCACGTTCTTTGTGAATCCTGCAATCCTCTGTGTTCCAGTCAAGAAAATTGATTGGAGCTCATTTCTTCTTTGTGCTTCCATAGTTAGATCTCTTCCTGAAATCAAGCCGAATGCAATGTTTGGAACAAACATTACGGATCTGCTAGATCCAGATTGTGATCCACTTGCTAAAGCAGAAGATCTTACTACATTAGTTCCTGCGATTCTTTCGACAGTTGCTTCTGTAATGATTGCTGGACGACTAAAGGATATGAAACTATCGAGATCTGGATCAAATACAAGATCACGAATTGCTTTTCCTGTTGTGTATGTGACTAAGTTGCTAGGATCAAGACCTTCATCTTCGATAACTCCTTTTGCTGAAACTAATCCAGCGAAAGTTAAGTTTCCAAGACCAGATGCATCTGCTGTGATTTGTGAACCACTGTGAGATACCCATCTGTTTGCTTTTGAACCACCACCAACTGCTTTTCTGTTTGTAGCATCGCCTGCGGAACCTGAATCTGTGTTGTATGATACGTTTACAACTTCTTTTGATTCATCGTTTACTGATTCTAATGCGAATGATCTGTTTGCACTTGCAATCAAATCGATTGGGCTTTCCTCAATTTGAGTATAACCTAGAATGAGTTTTGTTCCTCTAGCACCTGCTGGACCACCAGCAGATCTAACAACAACTGCAGATTCTCCAACAACTGTTGAACCATCTTCAGTGATGTCGCTGAATCCTACTGCACCAAAGTCATAGAAGAATGCTTCTTTTGTGCCTGTTGGCAACACTTTGGTTTCACAGAATTGACGAATTGGTGTGACTACTTTTCCGTTTGGCAATACTAGAACCTGCTCGGACATGATTCTCATGAAATCATTACCTGCTGGACCAGTCACTGCTTCGGAAGCTTTCTTTTGGTCTGATGTCAAAGGAGCATATTGGGTGTTTTCGTTAGCATCGTAAGATTTGATGAAACGTTGATCACTGTTCTCGAAGATTCCTTGTTTGTTAACGTGCCAGATAAATGAATTTGGAACGTTCTCTTCGTTCTTGATGGCTTGATACCATCTTGCTGGACCAGTGACTTCTTTCTCGTCAGCTTTTACTTTGCCAAATGCTTCACCAGCTTTTGCTGTCTTGCGACTTACAATAGCTTTTGGTCTTGCACTTTCTTTAGCACCACGAATTAAACTATCTAATCGTTTTTCTTTCAAGTATTGTTCTTTTGCTTTGATTCTTGCTTCTGATACTTTCATACCACGTAGAGCTTCAAGTCTATCCAATTTCTTGTAATATTCTTTTACTCTTCGTTTTTCTGAAGCAATATCTGCGTTTGGAACAGAACTTCTACGATAAGATGTTGGTCTAACTCTTCTGGTTTCTCCTGACTTGCCACCATCTGAAACGTTAGTCTTAACGCCAGAAGGGACTTCCTTTTGAACTGAACCGTTTACATCAACACATTTCTCGGTCTCTGCATCCCAAATTTTACCTTGGTCTTCGCATTGAGCACCGCCACCATCAGAAAAAGTTCCAGATGCTTGTGATTCTGCATCTTTAGATTTTATTTCTTCTTCTTCGGTTTCTGTGTTTTCAGCTTTTGGTTCGGCTGATATTTCGTTTTTGTCAATTTCGTCAGACATAATCTTGTTCTTACTATTTAAACTCTCTTTATATGTATTTTTTTCACGAATAACTGTTGGTGTTGTAGAAGTTGGTGGACCAGAAACTTCTTCTTTTGATTTTTCCAAATCATTAGATGATGTGACTCCAATTTCATTTTCATCCATTCTTCTTTGAGCTACTCTAGTTTCAGGTTGAATATTTCCTACTCCTCTACCTGAAGTTGTTGGATTTTCATTAGGATCATTGATGACCTGATCATATTCTGGACTGTGAGGACCGAGTGCTTCTTCAGATTTCTTTGAACAAGGTAATGGATCTTCAGTTCTTGAAAACTTTAATGCTTCCATACCTTTCTTTCTTAGAACAGCTTCATTTGCTTCAATAGTTGCTATTGGAAAACCTGCATGATAGACCAATGAAACTTCAGAAAATTCTCCACCTTTTATGACTGTATAACATTCTTTATCACAAACTTGAGGCGAGTTTGCATCATAATACATTCCTAGAGATACTGCCATATCAGCTTCTCCAATTTCTTTTTGGAAAAACTCATCATCTACTTCTCCTGAATAATACAATGTTAATGCTTCTGGATCCCAATTAAGTTTAACAGTTCCTACTTTCATTTCTTTTCCATTTACTAATCCTTCTCTAAATGTATCTGGAAGTCTATGAAGTTCTCCTTCAGCACCTGAAGTTGAAGCATGATTTACTATAAGTGGTAATGTTTGACCATCGCCTTTTGCTAATTGTTCTGGAAGATATAATCTGTTGTTTAATGAAACACCAGCATAAGCTAGAGTTCCTTTGATTTTCTTACCTTCTTGTGCTGAAATCTTTCCCATGAGAAGATCAACACTTTCAGTTCCTGTTTTCTTCTTAAGATTTGCTAGTTGATAATTTACAAAATTATTATAATTGTTATTCCAAAACTCATCTGAAATATCCTTATGAGATTGTAAATGGTCTTCAAATTCTTCATTATCTGCTGTTTTGAAACCACAACTCTCACATTCTTTCTCATCTGGATTCACTTCTTTAGAGTTAATACTTTTCAGGTCTTCATCATCAAAGTATTCTGTGACACGTTTTTTCAAAGTCATGACTATGATTATTTATTGATTTCTCCTTTTAAAGCATTTTTTTCTCTCTTGTTCGCTAATTCTAATTCGTATTCATTAGCAATAAAACCTCTACATTCACATTCAACTCTAGGCTTTCTACTTACGATTTTCAAACATCTAACATCAATATGTGATGAGTATTTATGCTCACATCTTAAGCAGATTCTAGAACTTCTAGGAGGTCTTTTCCACCATTTATCTTCTTTCTTCTTCTTCTCCAACATCGGTCTCCAATAGAGATCTCAACTTGTCAATCTTTTCTGGATCACCGTCTAGGATTTCTTTCTCAATTCTCTTTATCATACTCTGTGGAACTTGTCCAACTGGATTAGCTGGAGCAGTCTTTTCTCTCTTTGGATCAATAGGACCAGTTATGTCATAATTGTCGTTTGGATTTGGTGCGTTCTTACCTCTGTATGCTATTGTTTTTCCATCTATACCCTTCTTCTCTTTCTCTTCTTTTGGAATTATTGAATCTGGTTTTCCTAACTGATCTTTTAGATGTTGTTCTATTGTAGGATCTGTTAATGATGGTTTTCCATCTTCATCATTAAGACCACCTGAAACATATAGATCACTAGTGTTTATCTTAGGACTCAATTCATATTTCTTTTTCTCCTGATCTGGTTTTGGTTTTTCATCTCCTCTCCAAGATGAATTATTTCTAGGAGTTGAAATATCTTCCATAGATTTCTTAATACTCTCACTGATTGTTTTCTTAATATAAGCTTCAAATTCTTTTGGATTACTTAGTATATGATTATCAAATGATTCTGTTTTCTTTTTGATTGTTGGAACAGGTCTATCATCAGTTCTACTTGGAGTTGGAGCATCTGCTTGTTCTGGTTTATCTAAGTTAGTTGAACCATCACTTTGAGTTCTTGGGTTTCCAGCGATAGGAGATATTGCAGACTTTGGACTTGTCAATGGAACTTTCTGTCCTTGTCCTTGACCTGAATCTTGAATGCCTGTCAACGAACCTGTTGCTTGTTGCTTAGCATTAAACTCTTCCCACAAATCATCATTAAGTGGAATATGTAAGTTCTTTAGAAGTTCTCTTTTCTCTTCTGGAGATACAGCATCTAAAGGTAGATTTCTAATATCTTCCATAGCAAGTCTTCTTACACTTGGCATGAATGAAATTGTAATATCATAATCATCAAAGTCTTCAAAACCCCATGAATTAAATAATGGTCTTAATACATCATCACGAATCATTTCTCTAGCATCTGATTGCATATCATTCATTCTTTGATCCATAACGTCAAACGGAGTTTGACTTGAAGAATAACTGAATCCCTGTGGACTTCTAATTACTTTACTAGCAAATCCAGTTCCAATATCAATATGATCATCTACGTTCTGTGCATAATCATTATACTTTCCTTGTGGAGATACGTTTGCTTCTACCATTTTTGCTTCTCTATCAAATGCCCAAATGGTTTGTGATGTATTTGGATCTTGTAATTCTTTTTGTAATTTGTTTAATTGATCTTGTGGCATTGCTGGGAATGAAGCAAATATTCTAGGTTTTGCCATTAACTTTTTAATTTCAACTTCTGCGTTTTGAAGTTCTGCTTGAGCATCTAACAAAGCCATTAGTGAACGTTCATCATTTACTGCTTCTCCAGTGATTGGATCTAATTTTGCAGAAACAGTTCTTGGACTTGCCAATGTGAAAAATTCTGATTTTCCAAATGCCTGTCTATCTGGATTATTGATTGTCCAATGAAGATAGTTTGCTGGATCTAATTCTTTGAAAACACCGTCTATATTCTGAACGATTTTGATTTCATTTCCAAATTCATCTCTGAAAACTCTCCATATAGTTTGCATTGGAATAACTTCAATATTTCCAAGTTTGTTTTCATCTGTGTATTGTAATTCTAGAACTCCATTACCTGTGACGATAACATTCAAGAAGAAATCTGACATCTTCTTTTGGAAGTTTACTACTTCCATCCATTTCTCTACAAACTCTTGTAAATAATCATCGTCAATTTCAATTCTAATTCCAGCACCCATAAATTTTTGATGCATTGTATCTATTGCTTTTTTGACCTGATCCCAATGATGATAATAATCATATAACTTTGAAAAATCTACCTGTGGATATTCACCTGTAATCTGTTTTGACGGACCGACTATTGATGCGTTTCTCTTTCTTGTAATATTACTTAGATAATTATTGAAAGTTTGAAATGCAGTTTCAAATGCTTTTACAATACCCATAATCTCACAAAATTAGTGATTAATCATGTCTTAAAAATCTTTTATTTGCCACAAGAACAGTTCTCGAATGAACATTGTTGTGTCTTATGATACTTCTGATGATGATTACATCTATCACACTTACCACCTGCTGTTTCAGTTAGATTTGCCATGTTTCTTCTTCTCTCTCTCTTCTTTAAGTATTTTCTTACCTAAATCTGATTCTGGATCGATAGCTTCTACTACTACATTATTTCCATCTTCATCTTTAGTTTCAAACATTGTTGAACCTTTCTCATCTAATTCATCCATGTCAATTTTCTCTATATTTGATTCATGAGAATCCATATCCCCTTTTATTTTATCAAGCATTTCTTTCTCTCCTTCCTGTGACATATCTACATCTTTCCATTCAGGATTTTCCATATCTCCTTTATCTTCTTGCATTTCAGAAGTTTGTTTTGATCTTAGTTCTTCTATTTGCATTTTTTCTATTGCTTTGTATTCAGCTAATTCATAACCCCATGCACAATTAGTATTTTGTAATAATTGAACACATCTTAACAAGTCTTTATGAGAATGATCTCCAAATGTTTTCTCACAACACATACAGGTAATTTTTTTTATTCTTTCAGTTCCTATTGATTTCAAGTCAGCTAAAGCTTTCTTTGTTTGTTCTTCTTGACTGTATTTTCTATTACCTTGAATATATTTTGGATTAATTCCACTTACAACTTTTTCTTCATTATCTCTATTATCAAAATCTTCTTTTGATTCATATTTTCTTTTAACAACTTTACCACCTCGAATTTCAACATCTGGTTCTCTATTCGCCAACAGTAAAACCTTCCCAGCTTCCTTTAAAAACGTTGCCTGAAGCATAATTAATGATTCCTCTTACTTCCCATCTACCTCTTTTTGCACTAGTGTGAGCAAAGACAGCTCCACCTGTGTCAGTATATGTGAGAATACCATCTGTTCCACTTCCATTCTTTACGGTTGCTGTGACAACTTGAGTTGTAGAATCTTTTCTTTTGAACTCAATCTGATATGAATTTCCAGCAGATAGATCTAATGCAGTTTGAGTATTTCCATCGGCAGATACTGAATACATTTTCACATCTATTACAGTTCCTTTATTTCCGATTCTGATAACTGCATCTTCATAAGTTGCCATACTCTATTCATTAATCTATTCAAATTTAAAGATATTTCTTATTCTAGATACAGCACTTTTAACATTTCTCACGACTGATTCTTGTATTTCACTAGATTTTATTTCTGAAGATGTTTCTTTCTGTGAGTATATTCTAGATAAGAACTCAAATATTCTTCTGTAAGATTTGAACTCTTTCACACTTACTATTCTGGAAGTGAATAGTTTTGAGGTTATTATTCTTGATATTGTTTCTAATTCTGCGATTGTGAATATCTTTGATACAACTTCTGTGATTCTTACTATTCTTGATA